AACAAAAAAAAGCCCCCACTTTCGTGAGGGCTTTGCTTGGTTTAGTCTTGTCTCAGTAAGTCCTCAAGGACTTCGTCAACAACCTCTGATATATGTATAGGGTCACTCATAAATTTGTTGGTAAGTGTGGGTGTATGTAACTCATTAATGTACTTAGTTCGTACTCTTGAGAATCGTCAAGCAATCCGTCTAAATGTGATGTCTCAATCACATTGTCTAAATAAACATAAGCCCTATCTATTTGACTTACTGTTAATGCATTTGCCTCAATCCTAGATAAAATATAAACAATCTGAGATTTGATGTGCTTAAACCTTTCAA